AACAGAACAAACTCAATTAGTTGTTTTCCACAGCCACCCAAATGAGTTGCCATAGAACCAGACCAATCAACAATCATAACTAAACCATGATTTTTTCCATCAGGTGTTCTAACATTCTTTTTGAAAATATCTTCATTATATTTTGCAGAGAATAATTTGTTAGTATCAATAACACCAGTTTTAGCAAATGAAGTTCTTTTATAAATGTCAGCAGACTTTTTACGTTCAAACTCCATTGCCATGTGATTGACATTCTTAACAGATTCTCTTTTGATTTTTGACAAAGTTTTCTTAGAATTCTCAAAAATACTTTCAGTCATTCTAGTAAATTCATTAGCACTATGATACCATCCACTATAATAACTTCTATTATTATCTTCTTTAGATTTTTCATAATTTTCCAAAGAATAAAAATTATCAATGTTCTTATAAACTTCCTTATAGTCAATCAGGTTATCATAACAAACTTTTTCTGGAATAGAAGCATAAACATTTTCAACATCAACTTCAGCTAAATCATTTACTGCATTTTCAAAATTCTCATAAGTTTGAGATGTAAGGTCATCATCGTCCATGAATGAATCAGGTGTTCCAGAGTTAGCAGCTTCGTTAGCAACATCGTCTGAATCTTCACCAGAATCTTCACCAGAATCTTCAGCTGTCTCTTCAGTTGATTCTTCCTGATTTGATTCACCCTCTTCAGCATCCTCTTCACCTTCACCTGATTCAACATTTTCAGTTTCCTGCTCTTCTCCCATATCATCTTCATTTTCTTCATTAGAAAATGTATGTGAATCTTCATCAAAGATAGAATTTTCATCATCATCTTCTTCGCGATTCTCTTTAATATAATCACAAATCTCAACACAAATCTTTTCAACTTCTTTGAAGTTTTTAATCTTTTCAATTCTATCAATGAAAGATTGCTCAACTTCATTGAATTCCAAAAGACCAGCAACTGCGGTAGGAACTTTGAAATGTAAATTGATTTTATCAAGTAGATTGATTTGAGATACATCCATTCTTGAAAGACCGAAAAAGTCTTCTTTGATTAAATGAGAGTATCCTTTAAAGAATTGTTTCACAAGGCCAGGATATCGTCTTTTCATTAAAGACTCAATTCGAGCATCTTCAACGACATTGACACAATGTTTTGAGGATTTCTTAATAATGTTCTTTAAGGTATCTTCATCGGCGGGAGTATAAAGAGCATGACCAACTTCGTGACCAACTAAAAGGTCATATAAATGGTTGGGCATATCTTTCCAAGTAGGCAATACAAGACAACGACTTTGAACATCAAACATAGCCGTTTTAACTTGACGATGCTGAACGTCAATATCTTCCATTGCAAGTAGTTTTGCTAATTTCTCTTTTGATTCAACTTTAACCATAATGTATTTTCCTTTTAAATTCTCAATTGTTATAGATATTTTAACAAAATAAGGTATATAAGTCAAGGAAAAAGTGTAACTGTAAACCCTTGTTTTATAAGGGTTTATAAAAAAAATACTAAACCCTTGTAAATAAAGGAGTTAGAGGGATTATACCATAACTCCTTATATTATAAAGGTTTAGGGGTCTTTAGGGCCAAATGAGGGTTTTCGGGGTTTACCTTTAAAGGTTGTTTTTGTCAATCCTTCGGGGTCTTTCCACCAGCTCGGTTTATATCGGGTAACTTTAATGCCATCCTCGGTATATACTTTTTCAACCCAATCATTGCCTTCCTCATATGTTACTTCTTCATAGTCCATAAAAACCCCTTCGGTTATGTGATACTAATCTGCTTAGGCTTATCGGCTTCACGTTTTGGAAGTGTTACCGACAAAACACCATCACCCATTTCAGCAGAGATTTTATCTGCATCCACTAGCTGAGGAAAATTCTTAAAGGATTGTTCAGATTCTACACCATAGAAACCTTGATCCTTTTTAGGAATTTCTTTATTGCATTTGATGGTCAAGACATCTTTCTTAAAAGTAAGTTCGATATCTTCTTTTTTCAAGCCTGGCATTACAATATCAAGTTTATATTCGTTATTCGTTTCATCCCATCTGTATGCGTTTCCAGATCGACTAACCCGCGTTTTTGTTACAGGTTCATTACTATATATATACCTGTCAAACATATCAAAGTCCATCCATGAAGGAAATGCAGATTTTGTAAAAAGTGGTGAATAAGTCATTGTGTTACTCCTTTGTTAGAAATTATTGTTATACTATATAAATAACATCTAAAATCTAAATGTCAAGGTCACAAGTAAAAAAAATTAATTATTTGTATAAAAAATGCTATATGCTAACGTAACACTAACAGCTAAGCCTAGCATTAGTCGTAAAAAGTCCGTATATAGCATCGGGAATATAGCCTTTCTGTGTTCTTTACCATAAGTCAACTTTCCGTATCCCATATGTACCCATATACCTAATTCCCTACCAGCTAACATTCCCATAAAAACAAATGTTGTTGACATTGGTATATTGTTTAACTCTTTAAAGAAATACAGAACAAAGCAATATACAAGATCAATTAATGTCGCTGAACGAACATATCTTGTATTAGTTTTTGACATTACAATTTCTTGGATTTTTCCACCTCTTTCATAGAACATAAATCCAAGACCTACCATCATCACAACCATTACTAGTAATTCATAATAACCACACCATGCTGAAGCTGGATGATAACGTGGAAGAAATACCATGATATTTGCCATATCATGTTTTAACCATGTTGACCATAACCAACCAGTAGTAATCCATTGGGCTATTCTCCAATGGTTATTGTATCTATCTTGACCTTTCTCACCTTCATGTAATATGTATCTACTAATAAGATACCATGAACCAAAAGCAAATACAAAAGATACTGCATAACCTAAAAAACTTTTTACTAGCATTTTCTCCATCACTACGGATGATGCAAATACAGATAATACTAGAAAGGTTGTAGATACAGGGATTTTTAATCTAGTTAATCCAATAAGAAATAATGGAGCTACTGCATGATACCATTGAATTTCTACATTTGGAAATTTCTCTAATCTACCAAATGCTGGATCACCAGCAACAAACCCATAAAACATTGTAACAATAAAAATAGACCCCATAAATGCAAATTGATAGTACCACCTAATATCTCTATTAGATGAAATATATGTTCCTAATGTTTGAATACTATCATTTGCTGTTACTGCATAACAAGCAAATATAAAACCAAGTAAAGCCCACAAACTTAAATCCATTACAAATTCCAATCTAGTCCTATACGGACTTGTTGAATTTCAGTATCATCCCTTGTATCATTTCTAATATCAGGATTAACATGAAGCTGCATATTCAACTTGTCAGGTGTTAAAATTTGTTGTGTAGTTCTTTTGTTTCGTTCACTAGCACAACCTGTTAATACTACAATTAAAACTAAACCTAAAATATATCTCATTTATCCTTTCCATTCCTTTATCATATTTGTTATGACAAACATTAAATTTTTATATTCCTTTAATCGTCTTAGGGTATATGGTAGCCATTGAGTTCCAAATGGAACGTAAAGTTTAACCTTATATCCCTCATCTTTCATTCTTTGACTTAAATCTCTTCGGATGCCATAAAGAAATTCAAAGTCACAATCTTCTTTGTTAATATTAAAGGCACCCATATTTTTCTTAATTTCGTTTAATATATCCTCATCATGTGTTCCAATAGCTGAAACAACTTTATCATTATTCTTTAAGTGATAATATGTTCTGCACCTATCAGACAAAATCATAAATGCATTTTTAATAAATAATTTTTTTATTTGTTCTTGATTTTGATATGCAATTGATATATCTTCTTTGTATGCACCCTTAACCAACCTCAACGAAATATTTTCCGACATCAGTTTTACTATGTCGTTTAGTGTTCTGAACATATTTGTTTGTACAGCTACACCTACATTTCCATGTTTCTTATTTAAATATAAACACAAGTCAATCGTATCTTGGATAAGGGAAGAATCTTCCATGTCTAATCGGATATTCATTCCAAACACATTTGCTTTATATGCAAGCTTGTCCATCAAGTCATAACAATATTCTTTATCAAATCTTAAACCTAATTGTGAAGGTTTGATAGATAGCTCAAGACAATCCTCTTTCCAAGGCTCTGTTGTATAATAATCTATAATATTACAGTACTGTATAAAGGCATCTAAACAATCATCACGTTCCTTACTTAGTTCACCCAAGTAGTCTATAGATATATGATACCCTTCACTCAATAGCTTGTATATAACTGGTTTTGCAGAATCAAAATCGTATCCAGCTATAAATCTTTTAGCTAATGGATATAACAATTTCATTTTTTATCCTCTTTTGGTTTTGGACTCTTTTTCTCATAGCCATCTTTAAACCATCCACCACCCTTCAAATGAAATGATGGTGCATCCAATTCCCTAGTCATAACACCTGTACAACCTTCTTGATCGCAAGGAAATTTCTTATCTCTTTTTTCGGTTGGAACAATAAAATCATCAACAAACCCACATAAGGTACAACGAAAACTATAAATTGGCATTTGTTAATCCCTCGGAACGTAATCGTAATGTTTAGATAGTGCAAAACAACCAGAGTACTTTTGTCCTTCATGTACCTGATTAAATGAAACAGCGGTTAATGAACATTCATCCATTGAGCCATGATAAACATGAATCTCACCAGACAAATCAGAAAATGATAGAATCCACATCAATACAACAAACTTCATCTATACTCCATCGTTGAAAAGTTTTTAAGTTTCTCTACTGTAATTTTAGCAGGAAATTTATCATCTAACACATCAAGTTTATGTGAAATAATAAACAAGTTTGTTTTATCTAACAAGTGAAACAGTTTCATCAAATCATCCACACCAGCTTGATCTAAACTTGCATCAAAAACCTCATCTAGTATTAATAGATTGACATTGACAGAGTTACGCATTGCAGCTATGTATCTCCAAGTTAATAACAATGCAATATCAATTCTTTTCTTTTCACCCTCTGAAAATGAGTAGTAAGAGAAATCATCCCTATGCCTACTCTTAATGGTTTCTTGAAAATTCTCATCCAACTGAAAATTCACAAAGAAATCCATATCCTTTAGGTACATATTAACATGATTATTAATAACAGGTAAATATTTGCGTATAATGCGTGTCTTAATACCCTTATCATTTAATATAGTACCCAATATATCATAATACCGTTTCTGCTCTGTATATTGAGCTCTTGTAGTTTTACTATCATTTAATTCACTATTTAGTATATTTATTTTATCTGCATCAATATCCTCTACCTTATTATTTAGCTCCTCATTTAAATGTTTAATAAAGTTATTATGTGACTTGATATAACCATTCTTTGTTCTGATTTCGTTTTCTTCTTTTTGTATATCTTTATTAACTAAAGAAATTTCTTGCAAACGATTATAAACATTTTCAATTTCTGTTTCAATCTTATCTAAACCAACTTCCATTTCTTCAATATCGTCTGATATGTCATCACACTTATGTTTCTTAAAATCCGCCAAAATATCCTGTTCGCAAGTAGGACATATTTGATTTTTCTCATAAAATTTCTTATCCTTATTAAGCTTCTTCAAGTTTTTATTTATTTGTGAACGATACTTATCTAACTCTGTATTCTTCTTATGAGATGTTTGTTCATCAGCTATAGACTTCATCAAGGATAACACCATATCTTGATGTTCTTCAATCTCTTCACTAAGCTTTGTAATCTCTTTTTGTGTTTCTTCTATCTTATCTAAATCTGATTTTCTCTTTGTATCTGATTTTGATTTAAGTTCCTCAATGTGTTTTTCATGTAACTTAATTTTCTCTTGGAGCAACTTAATCCCATATTCAGTTTCACTTAATTCTTCCCTCAATACAGATGAACGGTCTTTGAGTAAATTCTTCATAACAGAGAAAATACCAATGTCCAGAATATCCTCAATGATAACTCTACGGTCATTAGCTGATAGTTGCATAAAAGGAACAAACGAAGCTGAGCCTAGTACAACAATCTGTGTAAATGATTTAAAGTTAAGTTTTAAAACCTTATCTTCAAGATACTTCTGATAATCATTACTCTTTGCATCTTGATTAATTATCTTTCCATTGTTGTAAATTTCAAATAGAGCTGGTTTAATACCACGCCTTACTTTCCATTCTGTTTTACCAATAGAAAACTCAATTTCTGTAACAAGGTCTTTCTCATTAACGGTGTTCATCAACTGGCCTTTGTTAATCTTTTTAAAAGGTTTCCCGAATAAAGAAAAGGTGATGGCATCTATCAAAGTAGATTTACCAGCACCATTTTTCCCAACAATCAATGTCATTGGTTCTTTATCTAAGTTTACTTCTAAAAATTGATTACCAGTTGATAAAAAGTTTCTCCACCTCACTACTTTCAATCTAATCATTGGTTATCCATGTTAAGGGCTTCATCATAAATACTTTTTAATAACTTCTTTACTTTGACCTTCTCATCCTTCTTACTCTCGGACATAGCATCAACATATTCATCTAAGAAATCAGATGTATTACCCATTTCAACGTCATCATCGTCATCCTCACTATATCTAGCACTATACTCTGATAAATCTTCAAGTATAGTTAAATCAGCCAATTCTGCCTCATACAACTTATCTACAAAATGTTCGTAATTGCCTGTATTCTCTTTATTCTCTACTATAAGTTTTACAATCTTATTCTTGTAATAACCAACATCTATTGTTGAATAATCTGTATTTTCATCATCATAATAAATCTTCTCAAACAATCTAAACTTGTTACGGATAAACTCTAGCTCTCTGGTTTCTGTATCTAATACATGAAATCCTCTAGGGTCATCGTAGTCATTCCAAGTTATTTCATAAGGAGCTCCTAGATAATGTATATTATCTTTACTTGACTTATGATGATAATGACCAGAACATACTACTTCATATTTGTTGAATATATCTTTTGAGATACCATCCTCTGCATTGTATCCTTTATACATTGCAAATCCAGCAATCTCTAAATGTCCTAATGCAATTTGTGATTTAGATTCTTTGATAAAGTTTACAGTCTTATCATAGTTCTCTGAATTTATCCACGGAATCAAATCAATAGCAATTTCACTATCTACATATTCACCTACATGAATTGTTTCAGCTTCTGGATATACTTCAATATTATCATAATGTCCATAAAGTAATTCAGAACTATTAACAGAATTTGTATTTCTATAATAAGTAGAATGATTACCTACGATAGAATGTAATTTAATATCACGTTCATAGAATACATCAAAATAGAATTGACGTACTTTATCTAATGTATTAAAATTAACAAATTTTCTGCGATCAAATGTATCGCCAAGATCAATAACAGTATGAATATTATTTTCAGACAAATATGGAAAAAATTGTTCACGATAAAACCTTTCAATGTGAGTCAAAAAGTTTTGACTGTCTTGCTTCCCGCCAAAGTGCTGATCCGTTATTAGAGCTACTTTCATATTTCTTTTCCCATTTAAATTTACATCGGCTACATTCAAATTCCTGTAACACTTTACCATCATCTAGTTTAGTCATTGTAAAACCACAATTTTTAAATTTGTGGTCTGATTCAAACTGCTCACATCTTGGACACTCTTCTAAAATCATAACATGATACTCCATCTGAATCCTTAGTCTAACACAAAAAGGTTAATAATACAAGGAACAATTTAAATTATGTAAAATACAACTCCAAATTAGCTTTAGGCTTCTTCTTTTTCTTATCTGGATTTGTAGCATATTTTTCGTGTGACCTCAGATAATCCACCCATACTTTAGTTATCTTTTTATTATCTTCGCTATTAGGGTCTAGCTCTTCAAGTATACCAGACCTTTCAACAAAGAGATACTTAATATGCATGAGTTTTCTTTCTTTAACTATTCTTCTCACATAAGATTGATATATAATTTGTGTAAAATAAGCAAATGGATTTTTAGATTTCTCTGGATTGAAATTATGAGCATACAACAAACAATTTTCAACACCATCAGAAACCAAATCATCTCTGAATGTATAATTAATAAAATTAGGACGCATTACAAGATGTTCTGATATTCTTAAAAAACACTCACCCATATATTCAGTTGATGGGGGATCAGGCTCATCAACTTCACGAGCATCAATAACTCTCTGTTTCCACTTTTTTATTTCTTTAAAAAATGCTTCATTATCTACATAATGTTTTCTTTTATCTGTCATTTTCCTGTACTCCCTAATCCACCTTCACCACGTTCCGTATCAGAAAGTTCTGCGACTTCTGTAAGGATTGCAGTTGTTACAGGAGCTACAACCATTTGGGCAATTCTATCACCCTTGTTAACATTATATGTTCTATGGTCATTATTTTTCAAAATAACTTTTATCTCACCACGATAACCAGAATCAATTGTGCCAGGGCTATTCAAAACTTGAATACCATGTTTAGCAGATAGTCCAGACCTAGACCTAATTTGTACTTCATATCCTTCTGGAATTTCTAAATATAATCCAGTAGAAACTACTGTCCAATTAAAAGGTGAAATATGTTTATCTTCAGCTGCACATATATCCATACCAGCATCACCTTGTTTTGCATAACAGGGTAATGGATTTTCACTTTTATTTACAATATTAATATTCATAGTATTTTTCAAACCAAGACTAAATTGATTCCCTTTCATAATATCCTCAAAAAATTAATAATTAAAAACCACCTGTATTAATAAAATACATTGTTTCGTGTTTTGGTAAACCTCTCTTAACAAAAAGGTTTATCTTACCACAAACAGAACAAGTATAATCATCATAATAAATTTTTCCAGCAAAACCTTCACTTGTCTTTTCTTGTTCTGTCTTCTCCTCGCACCTCTGACAAGGCTTCATCTTCTTCATTTTCATAGTCCTCAATAAATTTTTGTTTCTTCTTTAAGTTAATAAATTTCTTCTTCTCAAACTTGTTTCTCACAATTTTCTTATAGGTCTTACCCATATTAGTTTCCTTTATAAAGTTATCTCTTTACACATATAATCAAACTTCTCATTTAGATATGTGTTTACCCTTTCTTTCCAATGCTTAATACCATAATTATGATGTTTCTTCCATGATAAGTCATCAACAATATCAAACAATATAGCCTTGTTGTCTTTATCATCCAACCTCAATACCCTACCGATAGATTGAAGATTTCTAATCTTTCCTTTGTAGGGATGTGCAAATATCAAGGTTTGTAGATTCTTAATATTAACACCAGTTGATAAAACACCAGACGATGCTACAATAATAGAATTTTCAACTTCAGTTACCTGTCGTATCTTCTCCCTATCCTCTACCGATGTCTCACCAGCTATAAAGAAAATATTTCTATTATCTTTATTTTTGTTTTCTAATAGTTTATGTATGACCTTACCATGTTTATCAACATAATTAAATAAAACTAATACATTACCTTTTCTAGCTAATGCTAAGTCACGGACAAACTCATTTCGTTTTTTATGTGTTACAACAAAATCAATTTCTTCCTGATAGGTTGCCTTCTTATTTAATTGTCGTTCTGCATCATTATACTTTAACACTAAACAGTTAATACTTAAATCAGATATATGCTTATCATCCATTAATTGTTTAGATGTAACAGCCTGAAAGGTCTTACCAAATAAACCCTCTAATACTAGTTTATTTGTCTTGGAGTCTGTAATTGTACCAGTAGTACCAAACCGATACTTACATTTAGTCATTTTCTCCAAGATACCTTTGAGACTTTGGGCATTACAAAGGTGAGCTTCATCACCTATAACCATACCAAATTTCTTGAAGTATGGGGCCCCTAATCGGAATAATGATTGCCATGTACTAATATATATCTGTTTATCAGCTTCTTTTTCTTTACCAGAATATATCTGGTGGCATTGTTCTTCAACATTCCAATCTTTTAATTCAGACGAATAATCACCGAAATCATTATACATCTGTCTAACAAGATTTGTTGTTGGTACTAATATTAGTATCTTATCATTCTCAATGAATTGTTGATGCCATCTAATTAATGAATATATAACCAGACTCTTTCCCGATGAAGTGGGAGACAACAACAAAGACCGTTCAGCTTTTACACAATGTAAGAAAGAAGCTATCTGATAATCTCTAGGTACAATAGGTTTCTGTTTACAATGTAAATTAAGCGAATCAAAAAACTGTTTCAAACCTTCTGTATCTAGACCAGATAATTTTCTAGCCTCTATAATATCCGATTGTATTTTATAAGAATGTTTCTCTGCCCATTCTTTCAAATACGGATATAACCCAAGATACATTTGTCCTGTTTGCATATTAAACAAACGTATTTTTCCATCCCATAACTTTGCACGAACTTTAGGATGGAACTGAGCGTTAGGAACTTTGAATGAAAAATATTCATTAAGTTCATATGCAATGTGACGTTCACAAGATATCTGTAAATATGTTTCGTTAAGTTTTCCTACTACAATCATCCAAGCTCACCATTAAGAAATTTCTTCCACTTTATTGCATTACCAACATTAAACGACAAACTCATAATAGACTTAACTTGTTCTGTTAAAAGATTTAGTTTCTCTTCTTGTTCTTTTACTTTTAAAAGACAAACATTTAACGCTTCATCTGCGTCTAAAAATTTATCAATATCTGCTTTTAATATATTTAAATTGAACGGTTCTTTTTCGTATGCTTCGGGATCAGCTTTCCCTGTATAGTACAACCATCTATT